AATCAAGCAACAAGAGCAACAGCGCAAGCTTGATAAAATGGAAGTTCTTGAAAAAAACAAGATCGAAGAAAAAATCAAGTCTGACAGCACTGATGAAGTAAGAAAGAGAGCTTTTGAAAAGCATCTGCGCCAGGGAAATATGGCTTCTTACTCTCCAGAGGAAAGTCGAGCATTGCAAGCTGATCTTGATGCTAACGGTGGCTACTTGGTAGCTCCTGAAATGATGGCAAACGAGATTATCAAATTTGTTGATGATGAGGTTTTCATCCGACAAGTTGCAAATGTTTTAACATTGCCAATGGGGGAAACTTTAGTAGCTCCAAGCTTGGACAATGATCCTGCCGATCCTGATTGGACTTCTGAGATCTCTACAGGCTCTGAAGATTCAACAATGAGCTTTGGAAAGCGTTCTCTGACTCCTCACCCACTTGCTAAGAGACTTAAAGTTTCTGAGAAGTTGATGAGAGTTTCCAGTTTTGACGTTATGAGTTTTGTTTCTCAGCGTCTCGCTTACAAACTTGCTATTGCTCAAGAAAAAGGCTTTCTGACTGGTGACGGTGCTAATGAACCACTTGGTGTTTTTACTGCTTCTTCGCAAGGAATCAGCACTTCAAGAGATTATAGCACTGGAAATACCACCACAGAGATTCGTTTTGACGGTCTCAAGGGCGCGAAGCACAATGTCAAAAGTCAATATTGGAGACAGGGACAGTGGTTGCTTCATCGTGACGCTGTAAGCCAGATTTCCAAGTTGAAGGATGGCAACGGTCAGTATCTATGGCAACCATCAAATCAAGTTGGAGAGCCTGATTTACTTTTAGGTTCTCCAGTAATGATGTCTGAGTATGCACCGAATACTTTCACAACTGGTCAGTATGTCGGGCTTTACGGTGATTTTAACGCTGGTTATTGGATCGCTGATGCTCTTGGTTTCAGAATTCAGGTTCTTCGTGAGCTTTATGCTGAAACTAATCAGGTTGGTTTGATTATTAGAGCTGAGACTGACGGAATGCCTGTACTTGAAGAGGCTTTCAGCCGATTGACTTTGGCATAATCTGAGGAGATGAGAAAATGAATATTTCAAAGAATGTAGATATTTTAGAGTGTTTGGCTCCTGTATCAGCTGGTTCAAGCATTGATAGCAACTCTGATCGTTTGGATATGCAGGGATTTGAGGGCGTGGTTTTTATTGTGCCTATCACAGATTCTGCTTCAACTGGTGTTGCTACTTTGACAGTAGAGGAAAACTCTGCTGACAGTGACACTGGCATGACTGCTATCAGTGGTGCAAGTGCAACTGCAACGTGCTCAACAAATGATGATTTGAATAATCTTTTGCTTATTGTAGATGTTTACAAGCCACAAGAACGATATGTACAGGGTGTTGTGACTTCTGCGACTGCTAACATTGCTTATGGAAACATGATTGCAATTCGTTACAAAGCTAGAGAGTGTCCTATCACACCACACTCAAGCATACGTGCTGGAACAACTGTTGTCGGTAGCTAAGGGGGCTTGAAATGGCTAGTAATTCAACTGACAATTTCAAGCACCAAGAAGGTGACATCTGGGAAATCGGGGGCGAAGTGAGAATCAATGGCGGTACTATTACCGCTAATGGAGTACAAGCTTCTTCAATCTCTGATCCAACTGGTGGAGCTACTATTGACGCTGAAGCCCGAAGTGCTATCAATGACATCATTGATGCGCTTCAGGGTGCAGGTATTTTAGGTTCCTAAATCTATCGGGGAGGGGGTAAAACCTCTCCCCATTTTTAAGGGGAAAAAATGAAAGTAAAAGCATTAAGGCAAGTTTGTGGATCTTTTGGATCTTTCAAGCCAGGTGCAGTTTTTGATTTGAGTTCTGAAAAGGCAATTCCAATGATTGAAGCTGGAGCGGCAGAGGCTGTAAAAGAAGAGAATAAAATTGTCCTTGAGACTGCGACTGTTGAGCCAGAAATGGAGACAGCAGACGCAAGGCCAAAGAGAAAAACAAAAGGCAAGCACGTATCAGGTAAAAGATGATATTTTTTGACTCGTTAAATATTTATTCTGAGCCTGCGACTGAACCCATCACGGTATCAGAAGCAAAGCGACATCTTAGACTTGATGATTCAGACGGAGAACCAGCACCAACGGCTCCATCTGTTGCTCTTGCTGGAGGTGGTGCAGGTAATCTTGATAATGCAGTTTATAGCTACAAAGTGACTTTTGTTACCGCTGATGGTGAAACCGAAGGTGGCACTGCTTCAGATAGCGTGACTGTTTCTGATAACTCCTCAGACGGTCAAGTTTCTATTACAAATATTCCTTTCGGTGGGTCTGCTGTAACTTCTCGCAAGATTTACAGGACTGAGGGCGGAGGTAGCACTTATAAGCTACTCACAACAATATCGGACAATACAACAACGAGTTATACTGACAATATTGCCGATGGATCACTTGGAGCAACAATACCAATTTCAAACTCTACGGTTGACCCAGAGATCAATTTACTAATCAAAGCCGCAAGAAAGCACGTTGAGCATTACCTTGGCAGGGCTTTAATAACTCAAAGTTGGAAGATGAAACTTCCATATTTTAGAGACTGGGCGATTGAATTGCCTTATTCTCCAGTGCAAAGCATCACAAGCATAAAATACTATGACACTGATAATGTACAACAGACTTTGAATAGTTCACTTTATCAACTCGATTCTGATAGTGAACCTGCTAGAATTCAACCTGCACAGGGTGAATCATGGCCTTCAGCAATAGCATATTCCGATACTTTTAGTCCTGTAGAAATCATTTATGTTGCAGGATATGGCAGTGCTTCAGATGTGCCAGAAGGTATCAAGTATGCAACTCTGATTATGCTTGCGCATCTTTATGAGAACAGAGAAAGAACATCACCAATGAATCAAAATCATGTTCCTTTTACTTTTGAGTCTTTACTGGCACCTTTTCGAAACTGGGACAGGCACGAATGATCTCAGGAAGATTGAGACATAGAGCACGAATCGAAAAGCTCACAGGTACAGTAAACTCATTCGGAGAAGAGGAAAACTCCTGGGAGTTGCACAAGTCTGTATATTGCTCAATTGAGCCGGTAACAGGTCGCGAGAACTTCACTGCCGATCAAAGAAACTTGCAGATTTCGCACAAAATCACCTTGAGGTATCAAGAGGGCATCACTGGGAAAATGCGAGTCTGTTTTAAAAACAGGTATTACAATATTGAAAGCATTTTGAATCACCGGCAAATCAACAAGTATCTGATTTTGCTTTGCACAGAGGACAATATCTAATGAGTGCAAAGTTTGATTTCACAGGTGGAAAAGAATTGGTGAAAATGCTTGAGCAGATGGCAACGCCAAAAAAGTCTGTTCAATTTATTCGCAATGGCACAAACAAGTCTGCACAGATTGTGAAAAGAGAAGCAAAATCAAAGGTTCCTGTCGATGAAGGCTCACTGAGAAGATCAATTATAGTTAGAAGAAGAAAGCCAAAAAACGGATTTGTTTCTGTTTCTATCGGTAGCACTTCACCACTAGCGCATTTGATCGAGTTCGGTGTTAAACGACACTTGATGAATCAGACGCGAGGAAGAACGACAACAAAGAAAAAAGTTGGTATTGGTGGCGATGTTGTTTTTAACACTTTTATGCACTCTGGGCACCCTGGAATGCCTTTCTTGCGTCCAGCTTTAGAATCAAACGTGCTTCAAATTGTGGACAAGATAAAAGATGAGACAAAGAAAAGCCTTTTTCGCTGGGTTGATAAGAATAAGCAGAGGGGCATCTGATGGCTATCGAAGAAGTTTTAACTGCTCGATTGAAGGCATATTCTGGCTTGACTGCTTTAGTCAGCACAAGAATCTATCCATTGCCTTTGCCACAGAACACCACTTTCCCGGCAGTCGTTTATGAGACTGTATCAGGATTTGAATATCCTGCTTTTTCTTCAAACTCAGGTACTGCTGAAAGGCTTTTTCAGATCACGGTCTGGGGTGAGACAACCAGTTCAGTAAAAGCAGTCGAAGCGCAATTGAAAGGTGCACTTGAGCGATGGAGAGATTCAGGAAACGGTGTTCAAGATGTCTTTCTTGTGAATCAAAATGACTTGTATAGTGATCAACTTCAGTTGAGAGCATCTGCTCTTGACTTCAGGTTTTTAATTAGTGTTTAGGGGATGAAATGGCAACTCAGATAGTTGGTGGCTCAGGGATCGGTTTTTGGTTTGGACCGTATTCGGTTTGCGGTGATTTTAATGCTGTGTCTTTGGATCACAGTGCAGACATTTTAGAGGATACGACTCTATGTGATGACTCACGGACAAGGGTTGCAGGACTTAAAAACACGACTCTTGCAGGTGAGGGATACTTTGATCCTGCGGATGGTGGAATTGATGACATCATGTACAACCAGATACATGGTTCAAAATGGCCTGTCACAGTCGCCCCAGTAGCCACAACCGTTGGCAGTTTGGCGTATTTTTTTGATTGCTTGACCGGGATGTATTCTCCTAGTGGATCAATCGGTGAGCTTTTCGGTTTTTCAGTTACTGGAGAATCCACAAGTCCGCTGGTACGTGGGCAAGTTGAGTATAACAATACTGCTTCAGTGAGTGTGGATAGCACAGGCTTTCAGCTTGGGGCATTGTCAGCCGGTCAAACTTTGTACGCGGCGATTCATGTCCTTTCGGTTAGTGGCACAAGTCCGACTCTTGATGTGATTGTTCAGAGTGATGATAACTCAGGTTTTTCTAGCGCAACAGATCAAATTACATTCACTCAAGCTACTGGAGTAACTTCTCAGATTTTGAGTGTTGATGGTGCGGTCACTGATGATTACTGGCGTTTTAGTTTAAATATAGGGGGAACAACTCCCTCTTTTGATGTTGTTTGTGTTTTTGGAATTGTTTAAAAATAAGGGGTAAAAAATGGCTACTTTAGCTTTGACAGATTGTTATGTAGAACTTGCAACCACTGATTACAGCTCACACTTTACAAGTGCAACTATTGACTATGGTGCAGAGCTTCTTGAGGATACCGCTTTTGGGGATACCTTTCGCTCCAGGGTAGCTGGTTTAAAGGAATGGAGTTTAACTCTTGAGCTTAATCTTGATTATGCTTCAAGTTCAATTGATTCGGTTTTGTTTCCATTAGTTGGAACTAGCGTAGCAATTGAGATTCGTCCAACAAGCGGATCAGTAAGCAGTTCAAATCCTTCCTACACGGGTAATGCTTTCCTTGAGAGTTATCAGCCTATAAATGGCTCAGTTGGTGAATTGGCAACAGCTTCCATCACTTTCACTGGAACAGGGAATCTGAGTCGAGCGGAGTCCTGAGAATGATATTAAGCAAGGAATATCTAAAGAATTTAAAGATTCGCAAGACAGTTGAAAAAGAAATCAAAGGTCTTGAGGGCAAAGCTAAGTTTAGAGAGCTTGGAGGGGTTGAGAGATACCGATATATCTCAAGGCTTCAAAGTGTAGCAAATTCTGAAAGTGGCATTGATCTTGAGAACCTTCCAGAGTTCGCAGAAATTCAGGTTGACATGATAGCTGAGTGCTTGATTGATCAATCAGGAAATCTTCTTGTGGAGAACGAAGAGGACAAAGTTTTTATCAGGTCTTTACCTCACAGTGTACTTGATGAGATGTTTGAGGTTTGCCAGGACTTGAACGGATTCACCGACGAAGGCGAAGCAGAAAAAAACTAAGAAGCCAGCCTGAAAGATTGTTCTATTTTAGGTTGGCGCATGAATTGAATATGACTGTCTCACAGTTACTTGAGAACTGCACTAGTTCAGAGTTAACGGAGTGGGGTGGTTATTTCAAATTGTTGGAACGTGAGCGCATTGAGGAAGAGCTGAAAAGCAAAGCCCAGGAAAAAATGGAGAGCATGAAGCATGGCAAAAAAAATAGCACGTTTGGAAGTTGATCTTGCGGCTAATACTGCCAAGTTCATGGAGAGCATGAACAGGGCGGCCAAATCTGTTAAAAAGACATCGGACAAGATCAAAAGTAGTCTCGGACAGGCTCAACTTGCCATAGGTGGTTTTTTCACTTCTCAGGGAGTTGGTGAACTTGTTCGTTTTGCAACAACTTATGAGTCTGTTGAGCGGACTTTTGCCGCTGTTGCCCACTCTTCAAAAGAGGCCGGTGAGCAAATGCGTTTTGCTACAAGTCTAGCCAAGAGGTTTAAGCTTGAGATTGAATCAACGATTGTCGGGTTCTCTGGATTTTTCGCCGCTTCAAGGAACACTTCTTTGACTCTTAAAGAGATGCAATCCGTCTTTTCTTCAGTTGTTAAAACTACGGCAGTTTTGGGAACAACCGCAGATGAAACAAAGGGTATTTTCAGAGCACTTGAGCAGATTTTGTCAAAAGGTAAGGTCAGTGCCGAAGAGCTTAGAGGTCAACTCGGCGAAAGACTCAAAGGCTCATTTGACATTGCCGCTCGCGCTATCGGTGTTACAAAATCGGAACTTGATAAGCTTTTGCAGTTGGGTGCTTTGCAGTCTGACAGATTTATACTTGCTTTTGGTGAGGAGTTGGAAAAAACCTATGGATCAAAAGTACAGTCAGCCCTTGATGGTACACAAGCGAAAGTGAATGAGTTCAAGAATTCAATCTTTCAACTTCAAAAACAAATGACATCGAGCGGATTCGTTAATGCAATCACAATGATGGGAGGCTTCATTACAAACCAGCTGATAAAGCCTTTGATTTCAGGGATTCAGTTCCTTGGAGAGTTTAAAGCTTTCCAATCTCAAAAAAGCATATCAGCGAACAAAAAAGAGTTAGCCAGGTTTGAAGAAGAAGTTAGAAAGTTAGAAGGTAGAAAAGAGCGTATTGGATCTGGAGTGCGCACAGTTCGCGGATGGGTTCGATGGACTGAAAAAGAGCAACTGGCTTTGAAGTTTTCAAAGCGAAGAGTCAAAGAGCTAAAGGAAGAAATTGAACTTGAGAAGAAATCCGCTCAGGTTAAAAACAAGGTTTCTCAAGAAACCTCAAAAAAAACAGAAGAGTACAGAAAAGAAATTCGGCAGATTTTAGACGGAAACAAAGTCAAGAAAGAGCAGACCAAGATAGAGAAAGATCTATTGAAGTTTGAAAAAGACAGGGAAAAGATGGCTGAGAGAATCAGATCTCAACTACAGACTAGAGAAGAAGCAAATGAGTCTCTGAGAAACAAGATTAGAGAACTCGGGGAAGAGGTTGAGAAGAACGGGAAAAAGTTCAAAGCTGTTTTTTCTGAAGATGAAGTCCAAAAGCTTTTGCTCAGGACTCAGGACGAAGTTAAAAACACTACAAAAGTAGTCAGCACAGAATTGTCGAAGATGGACAGATTGATAGTGAACTGGGGGGACAGGTTAACTGACACTCTAACAAATGCTTTTATGACTGGAAAGTTGAGTTTCAAGGACATGATAAATTCCATGATTTCGGACTTTGCTAGAATGACGATTAAGCAGTCAATAACAACTCCATTGCTTCAATCATTGGTTCCTAATTTCTTTTCTCAGGGTAAGATTGGCGCAGGTTCAGCAGGTCCAAATTTTGCGGATATGCCTACGACTCTGGGAGGTACAAAAGACTTTCTTAGGCCAATGGCTCCAGCTTCACAAGCTTCAATAAAGCCAAGCATTCAAGTGATTGATCAGAGAAGCCAGAGCGCACC